GTTTACTATCCAGGTAGTAAGCGCAAGCGCAAAGAGAAAGTAGTCAAGGCTCCTGAAGTAGAGCCCGATGCTGCTTGGGATATTAAACCTATCAAGAAGACTTTGCCTAACGGTAAAGAGGTAGAGATGTTTACCATCGGCGCTCTAGCAGCAGCCTTAGGTAGACCAGTCATAACTATCCGCACATGGATAAAGGAAGGCCACCTACCAGCCTCCCCCTATAGACTTCCCGCTAAGAAGAACAAAAACGGGGAAGACCACCAAGGTCTTAGGCTTTACTCTAGGGCAATGGTGGAAAAGGTAATCGAGTTGTTTCACTCGGCTGGACTTCTACATATAAAGCGTGTAGAATGGTCTGTACACCGACAACTCAGCAATGAGATTGCCGAGGCTTGGACGCAAATCCGAGCAGACGAAACTAAAACAAACTAACATAAAAGGAAACCAAACAAATGGCAGTAAACAGAACAGACGAGTTCTCAATTGAAAATGATGAGTTCTCAGCAACGGCTCTAGATAGTCGTCCAGCGCAAAGCACATCCACAGCAGTTCTTTCAGGTTGGGAAGCCGCATCACTAGGCTCCGCTCCCGCTGGTGGATACCCACAGGAATTCAAGTTCACAGATGGTGAATTCCAAGTCATCAAGTTCCTAGACCCTAATGGTCCTTTTGCAATCTACAAGCAGCACTTCCTTTCTCAGATTACAACTGGCAAGCGTTCATTTGTATCACTTGGGGCTAACGACCCATTGTGCACAAAGCTTGGCAGCAAGCCTGAAGACAAGAAGGCGTTCACCATTGCTAATCTCAGTGCAGCAGGTGGCCCACAACGTCAGATGTTGATTGCATCTCCACGTCTTTACAAATCCCTACATGCTGCTCACTTCTCACCAGCAGGTCCATTGACCAAGAACTATTGGGCAATTAGCCGTACAGGTAAGATGCAGAGCACTGTCTACCACCTAAACCCTGTTAAGCCACGTGACCTCCAAGAGGACTGGGGCATTACAGATGTCGACGCTATCGAAGCAGAGATTGCTAAGATGGTTCCGTTCGAGCGCTCTATCATCAAAGAGCCAACATGGGAAGAGCTAGAAGCAGTTGCTGCTTCACTTCTCTAAAAACTAGGTCGCTGAAGGGTCAGGTCACTTCCCCTGGCCTGACCTTTCGGCATTACGTGGGGATAACATTTGAACATTATTACGACTAAAGAAGAATTAGACGAGATGGTTGCGTACTATCTCAAGCAAGATGCCTTCGCCTTTGACGTTGAAACCGTTGGCGATAACAGAGGAGTTCCCTCTGTCAATGAAGTTTTATGGATTAGCTTTGCCACTCATGGGAGAGGGGACGTGATTCCGCTGGGGCACCCTAACGGGGAGCTCCTTGCGGAAACGTTTCCGTTGACAGGTCAAGGCTTAAAGAGAGCAGAGGCTGGTTTGCCTGAGCGCGAACTAGACCGTTCACGTAGCAAGAAGTTAGCAGTCAAGACATTTGATAACCCACCTACTCAGTTGTTTCCAGCAGAGGTGTTCAAGGCGCTACAGCCATTGCTATTTAACGAGAACATCCTAACTATTGGTCACAACCTAGTCTTTGACCTTAGCTCTGTTGCCAAGTACTACGGCGGAGAGATTCCATCTGCGCCTTACTTTGACACCCTCATGGCTTCCTTCTTGTATGACAACAAGAACAAGGGGCGCCTAGGTCTTGATGACTGCCTTACCCGAGAACTGGGTTACAGCATGGAGAAGGGCATAGGCCACAAGGTCGAAGAGTATTCATTCATGGAAGTAGCAAAGTACTCCTACCTTGACGCTAAGTACACATTCCTTCTGTGGAAGACCCTTGTACCTAAGTTAGAGGCCTCAGATGTAACAACTGTCATGGACTTAGAGATGCAGGTTCTACGCGTTCTTTGCGATATGAAGTTGACAGGCGCCCATATTGATATGGAGCAACTGTCTGTACTGCACGAGCGTTTATCCGCTCAGATTGAGGAATGCCGTTCTAACATCTACCGCATCGCGGGTCAGGTATTTAATATCAACTCCAACGCGGAGAAGCAGTACATCCTTTACGGCCCTAAGTCGGAGGGATGCAGAGGGTTACAGCCAAAGATTCTCACTGGCAAGGGCAGCAAGAAGCCACAGGACCAGTTGGACTACAAGGATTACTCTGTGTCAGCCGAGGCGTTAGAGGCGCACAAAGACTCAGATGAACTTATTGATGCCCTTCTTACCTACGCTGAACTTAACAAGCTCCTCACTACTTACGTTACCCCTTACCTAGGCGGAGAAGTCGTAAAGACCGTCAACGGTAAGTCAAAGGTAGAGGACAGAGAGAGCATGCTCATAGATGGCAAAATCTATGGGGACTTTGTACAGTGGGGTGCGGAGACTGGTCGTTTCTCCAGCCGTAACCCTAACCTGCAGAACATCCCTAACCCAAAGGCTAGCGAGAACGGAAGAGATATCCGTAACTTGTTCTATGCACCAGAGGGCTACAAGCTTGTAGTAGCAGACTATTCACAGATTGAACCACGTGTGCTGGCTGCTATGTCACAAGACCCTATCCTTCTTGGTACGTATACAACTCCAGGCGAAAAGGGTGATGTGTACAAGGCTATCGGTGACACCATGAACGTCAGCCGCGATACTGGAAAGGTTCTAGTACTTGCCATGATGTATGGCGTGGGGCCTGACAAGATTGCGCGTTCTATCGGATGTAGTGTCACAGACGCTAAAAAGCTTCTTACCTCGTTCTCAGACAAGTTCCCGACAGTTAATACCTATAAGTCAAAGGTAGTAGGCTTAGCGCGAAAGAAGGGGTACATCACCACCATCCTCAAGCGCAGACGCTACCTTCCTGACATTACATCTAAAGTTGTTGGGTTCAGGGCTGGCGCTGAGCGTCAGGCTTTCAACACGCGCATCCAAGGTTCCGCAGCTGACATTATCAAGTTGGCTATGATTAGAGCCCACGACATGATACCTAAAGAGGCCAAGTTAATTCTAACGGTTCACGATGAACTAGTTACCATTACCCCAGACCATCTTGTGGAAACCACTAGAGAAGCAATCCGTTCTGCGATGGAAGATATCAAACTACTTCCTATCCCTCTTATCGCAGACATAACCGTTGTACAGAAATGGGGCGAGGCCAAGTGAGTTGGTTTAAGCGTCTATTCAATAGGGAACCTGAGATGGAGATTGTATCCAGCGAGATTCCCATGAGCACTATCCTCCGTTGGTATCTATACGATACTGGCCTGGCTGACCCTAATGAACTTGCAGAGTACCTTGGGTTAAACAATGTGTCCGATGAGGGCAACGATAAGGAGATAGAGGACAGCAAAGTACGGTTAGCCCGTATCAGTCCGATACTTCCTTATATTGATACCCTGTCTACCATCAGCGCGGAAACGTTTGCTTCCCTTCACTCACTTAACGCCGATGATGACGACAAGGATGAAGAGTTTGAGATGCGCCAAAAGATTATCTTTAAGGCTATTGCCATGTCCACACTGATAGGCGCCATGTCTATTGGAGTAGATATCGGCATGATTGAACATGGTGTAGTATCAGCCGACACGTTAGAAATGGATATAGACTATGAGTAATGCAGACTGGTTTGCTAGGAAGTTAAACGTACCTCAGCAGCCTCAGCAACAGACTCCACCTTCTTATGTACCACAGGCTCCTCAACAGCCCTATGTACCTCAGCAACCTAGCTACCCAGTAGCAACCCCAGCGGTTCCTATGGGAGAGCGTTGCCCAGGGTGCGGTAGCGGTAACTACGGCGGTGCTACCCCAGAGTCACGTAAGCGTTGTTATGACTGTGGGTATCCAATCACCCAAAGTGGGTCAGGTATGGGTACAGGTATTATGGGTGGCGGTCAGGCCTCAGGTCCAGCCATTCCAGCTACACAAGTACAAGCAGGCGGATGGAACCCAACTACTATCATTGGAAAGATTTAATGGCAATCTCAGGAGAACTAGCAAAGATATTTGCGTCTATCAACAAGACCATGGGCGCGGATACAATCGTATTAGGCTCGGACATTAGAGAGGACATCCTAGACAGAATCACAACTGGCTCAGTTGCTGTGGATGTTGCCTTAGGCGGAGGTTGGCCTATCAACCAGTGGCATGAAATTATTGGAGAGGCAAGTAACGGTAAGACTGCCCTTGCCCTAAAGACTATTGCAGCCAACCAACTGCGTGACCCAGATTTTACAACTGTATGGGTCGCTGCCGAGCAGTGGGTGCCTAAGTACGCAGAGATGTGCGGGGTTGACACCTCAAGAGTTTACGTAGTATCAACCAATATCATGGAGGAAGCATATGAAGCTGTTATTAAGATTACTGAAAGCAAGTCCGTTGATTGCATTGTTGTTGATAGTCTTCCTGCCCTCGTTCCTTCATCGGAGGATGATAAAGAAATGGGAGAGTCAACCGTAGGTCGTTCTGCCCTTATTACTAATAAGTTCTTTCGCAAGGTAGGTCTAGCCTCTAAGCGTTCTTTGACAGAGCATGAGCGTCCGTTTATTGGCATCATCATTAACCAGTGGCGGTCAAAGATTGGCGTTATGTATGGCGACCCACGCACTACCCCAGGTGGTTTAGGCAAGGACTATGCCTTCTTTACCCGCATGGAAGTGCGCCGTGATGAATGGATTGAGGCTGGCTCTGGACAGGAGAAGCGCCGTGTAGGTCAGTCTATTAAGGTCCGTATCTTGAAGAATAAGTCTGCCCCACCATCAACCACAGCCGTAGTTGACTTTTACTTTGCCAACGGCGGGGATATTGAGGCAGGTCAGTTCGACTTTGCCAAAGAGATTCTAGCCATCGGTATTGTTAATAAGGTCATCACACGCGCTGGTGCCTACTATCGGTATGCCGAACGTCAATGGCAGGGAGCAGATGCTATGCTTAGCTCCATACGGGAAGAGATTGACTTGAAAGAGGCCCTTGAGCGGGACGTGTTAGACTCAATTAAAGCTGGGTCTAAGTTTGCGTATGAAGAGTAAGGGTCAAAAAGAGTCACAGAAGCACGAGGCTCGACTTGCTAAGGCTATCGGTGGACAGCGCAGTGCTGCCAGCGGAGCCTTCTGGAGTCGGAAAGGTGATGTCCGTTCACAGGACTTGCTCATAGAGCACAAGTGGACTGGCAAATCCTCCTTTACCGTCAAAGCGACAGTACTGGAAAAGATTGTCAAGGAAGCAATCCTTGATAGTCGGACACCCGTCCTCGGCTTCAGTCTCAATAACGAGAACTACGTTATGCTAACTGAAGATGACTTTCTAGAGCTGCGCCAAACTCTTCAGGAGCATACGTGCACGAATCAGACATCGGACATAACGAAGGCTGGCGACACAGAGCCAAGTGCCGAGGAATGGATACAGAACTCTGGTATCCACCAAGAGACAAAGCCAAATACCAAGCAATAGCTGAGGTATCCAAAGCCGTTTGCTACGGCAAAGATGGGCTACCCGAATGCCCAGTTCGTAAAGAGTGTTTACTCTATTCAGACAAGATGGAAGAACAGCATGGCATATGGGGTGGTATGAGCCACCGTGAGCGTAACGCATTAAAGCGTAAGGCTGCCAAGGCTGGAATTTCTTTTGAGGAATGGATAAATACAAGAAAGTCGTGATAGGTTACCGCCATGACAATAAAGTACAAACCCAGCGGTGCATTAAAGAGTTTTGTAAACGTGGCTAAAAAAGAAACACGCGTCCTTGGTTCAGTAGAACGACACCTATTGTCAAGACCTAAAGATAAGTCTAGGCGAACAGATGTTCTACACCCATCAGAGATGGCAAGCGGTGACTGGTGTTATCGTGCCTCCTACTTCCAGTTACTAGGGCATGAGCCTAACCCCGATAACCGTAAGAACAGCCTACGCATGCAGTCTGTCTTTGAAGAAGGTCACTCCATCCACGCCAAGTGGCAAAAGTGGTTCCAGCAGATGAATGTTCTATACGGCAAGTGGTATTGCACAGACTGTGAAGAGATGTTCTGGGGCGGTTCTGACTGCCACGACGGCCCACTTGAATACCGTGAAGTGCCGTTGTTCTACGAACCACTGCGCATATCAGGTCACTCAGACGGTTGGTTAGTAGGTCTAGGTGACCCACTAATGTTAGAGATTAAGTCTGTTGGTATGGGAACCCTGCGTTGGGAAGCACCAGAGTTGTTGGCAGAGCATGACAACGATATGGATAAGGCGTGGAAAGCCCTTAAAGCCCCATTCCAAAAGCACATCACACAGGTACAGATTTATATGAAGCTAGCAGAACTGCTAGGGTATGACAACGTACCGCAAGAGGCTGTACTTGTATACGAATGCAAGAGCAACCAAGAGGCCAAGGAGTTCGTAGTCCCTAAGTCTGACTTCGGTATTACAGAACTGTTCGATGCAGCAAAAATGATTTGCGATTCGATTAGGTCTAAGACACCACCTGCCTGTAATCTATCCGCCACATCCTGTTCTAAATGTAAGGGGTACGATGATTAATTTAATTGCCAACGGCATCAGCGGTACGACAATATCTATGTTAGAGGCACAAGGTATGCCTATACAGCGCTCATTTGACATTGACTGTCCGCCGTTTCCAAAGGACATTACCCTAGTAGATGACCAAGAGTTAATGATTCTAGCCACCAAGTACATGGAGAACTTTAACTTCATGCGCACACAGGTAGCCTGTGCAGCACTGGCTGAAGAAGAAGCCGAGATGGCATACAGCACCGCTGAAGCCAAGGCCACACTCCTGAAGTCAAACGGTAAGACAACAGAGAAAGCCACAATGCTCAAGGCTGCTGTTATTACAGACCCAGAGATTGTCGACTTATCGACACAGAAGTTGCAAGCATATGCCTACCGCAAAATGCTAGAGACCACCATGGATAACCTAGAGCGGTACTACAGCCTTACTAGTCGTGAGTTAACACGTAGAACATCAGCGATGAGAAACCGCTTCTAATGAAGGTGTTTCAGAAGGGCATAGTGACAGCAGATGCCCCTGTCTATCTAGGTATCGACCAGTCCTATAGTGGGTTTGCCATAACCGCCTACCAGGATGGTAACTACTACTGCGAGGTCTACAAGTCAGACAAGCGCGGGATAGATAGACTGGCAGATATACAAGCCCATGTAATGAACTGGCTGCACGAGTTTGACAACATAGCGGATGTGGCGATGGAAGGCTATGCGTTCGGGTCACAGATGGCTAACATGCTTGGAGAACTGGGCGGTATGGTAAAGCTAACCCTGCATAGTTTTGGTATCTACCCACTTATTGTTCCGCCAACCAACCTGAAGAAGTATGTAACTGGCAAGGGCAACGGGGTATCAAAGAGTCAGATGCTCCTACACGTCTATAAGAAGTGGGATGCGGAGTTCACAGATGACAACGCAGCCGATGCCTACTCATTAGCACACCTCGTGTCGGGCTCGCATAAGCTTGAATACGAGAAGGAAGTGTATGATAAGCTTCAGGACCCCAAGTTTAGAGAGCGATAATGCCAACATACGATTTTGCATGTATAGCATGCGACCTACAAGTAGAACGATACTTTACGTTTGATGAAGAGCACCGCGTAGAATGCGAAAGCTGCGGTAACAGCATGGTCAAAGTCATATCACCAACACCATCCCACTTCAAAGGTGGGGGCTGGGGAGGCCAGTAATGAGCAACCGTCAAGATAAGATGGCAGCCAACCAGGCTGAGGCCGCTGCGTTTGTAGCAGAGCGCCGTAAGTACCAGCTGGACATGCTTGAGCAGAACTTCAAGGTAGGCGTAGCCCTTTTTGAATCAAAGAAGGCTGAGCTAGAGCCAGAGCAGATAGCAGAGATTGAGAAGATGATGGCTGAACAACGAGCTGCCCTGGACAAGCTGCATGAACAAGCCAATACGGGAGCTTAAACCCGATTACACGGGCACTATGGAGTATGCCGACGACATCCTCCACGATTGCCCCAAGTGCGAAAGTAACCTTTGGTTACTAAAGGTAACCTTTGAGGACTATGAGATAGCCCAGTACCTCCTGCCCATGGAATGTGCCATCTGTGGGTCCTATGCCACAGCTCCCACCCCTTTAGACAGACCAGACACCCTTTAGTTGTCATAATTTATACACGGGGCTCCACAATTCGTCGAACGAGGTATAAATGACCGAGCAACAAGAAGAGAATATCCTACGCGTAAGCGCAGGAAGTAATCCACAATCCGTCGCATCAGCTATCGCACACGCAATCTACGAGAACCACACCTGTAAGATTAGAGCAGTTGGCGCAGGCGCCGTTAATCAGGCAACTAAAGCCATTGCTATCGCACGTGGTTACACCGCTCCACGAGGCATAGACCTAGTCTGTGTACCAGGTTTTGCCAGCATTGACAGCCATGACGGCACCATTTCAGCCATCGTATGGACTGTAGAAGTACGCTAAGACTGTTATTCTGTTAGAACCCCTTAGGCCAAAGGAACTTAAATGGAAAAAGCAAAAAGCAATCCAACAATTGCTCCAACCTCAGCAGCACCTTCAAACGCTGCAGGCGCAAAGCCAAACGTGGCAATGCCTGAAAAAGGAACACTTGTTAAGAAGAAGAACACAGCAGCTGGAGACCCTTACGCACAGCCAAAGCCAGCACGTTCAAACGTGCTCAGCCAAGGTGGACGCAACGGCGCTCGTTATGGAGTCCGTGTAGGATTCCAAGCAACTGTTGCACCAGAAGCAGGTGCTACTCAAGCTAATGGACGTATCATTGCACCTGCAATGAACCGTTCACGCGCTCCATTCCAAGAAGGAATGGCTGAATAAGTCTAAATAACATTAACGCCCTGCCGCATGTCGGCAGGGCTTTTTGTTTTCTATTTGTTCTTTTTATGTGCTAGGCTTGTTGCAATTACGTTGCCAACAAGGAGCTAGTATGTTAGATATACTGCAGAAACACTTAGACGGTCCAACAGTAGGCTGTGTTGTTGATGAGTGGATTTCCACTTTATCAAAAGAAGAACAGACAATCTTTGAACAACTAAAAGCCTCTAAAGTCACTGTGTTTGCTGACTTATACAGAGACTTATCTACTACCACTGAGCTTCCTTTCAAGTTGACAGCGTTCCGTTCACATATGAAGGGGTACTGCACGTGCCAAAAGTAGACATCCTAGATGTATTAAACAATGCACTAAACCAAGAAGCCCCAGAGGGTTGGTCATGGCCTCCGATTCAACAGGCAAAGCCAACAGTTATCAAGCCCGCTGAGTACAAAGAAAAGCAGGCAACTAAGAACGGGTTCAAACTATTTGTATTTGTACCAGACCCGCAGATTGGGTATCGTAAGTATGAAGACGGCACCATGGACCCCTTCCATGATGAAGCCGCAATTGACGTACACTTCCAGCTACTCGCCTATCTAGAGAAGCGTTATGGCGTGGATGAGATTGTCCACCTAGGCGATTACCTAGACCTACCAACCATGGGTAAGTATGCGCAGGAAGAAATGTTTGCGCACACAGTACAGCCAGCCCTTGACTACGGTCACGCACTACTAGCCAAGCAACGTGCTACCTGCCCTACTGCAAAGATTACATTGCTAGAGGGTAACCACGACTGCCGTATGCAGAAGTACGTAGTGATGAACGCGATGGCATCTAAAGGAATTAAGCGGGCTAACGCAGCGCCAGAAGAATGGCCTGTTATGTCTGTCCAATATCTACTACGACTTGACGAACTAGGAGTTAATTATGTGGGCGCTTATCCTGCTGGTGAGTATTGGATTACTCCTCACCTTCGTGCTATCCATGGAACTACTGTTCGCAGTAATGGCTCCACTGCCAGTGCATACGTCAACAAAAACCCTCATGTATCCACGATTTTTGGTCACGCGCATAGGCAGGAACTACAGTATAAGACTGTTGCTAACGGTGACGGTCCTATCCGCTCTGTTTCTGCTAGCCCTGGCTGTCTATGCCGTGTTGATGGTGCTGTTCCCTCCTATGGTTCAGGTCTTAATGATAACGGGCGTCCAGTAAAGCACTGGGAAGACTGGCAACAGGGAATTATGATTGGCTGGGTCCACGAAGAAGAAGGACACTTCACCTTGCAGCCTATTCACATCATGGATGGCTGGGCAGTATATGAGGGTAAAGAGTTTAAGGCGTAGGTGTCACTCATTAGGCGTACCATATAGGTATGCCTAATACCCATCAAAACGTACAGAACCTCGGCGCGGGGGGAATGTACGGCACTAACACCAATTATGGTGGAGGTGGTGTGCCAGTCGCTCGTTCTGAGCTTGACTTCCTACGATTAGGTGTAGGACGTGCCCCACAAGCAGAATATCCTGATGGGTATTTAGGCACTATCCGTTCAAGGCGTGATGATAGAGGTCGCACATCTAGCACCTCTGACAACGTCTTAGATAGTTTGAAAGTCCGTATCGGTCAACGTAGTTACCAACGCGGTGTGCACCGCGGTGAGCGTATCGATGTTCAGGACTACTACTATCCTGAAGGACTAGACCCAATGCGCGGTCTTGTACGCCAAATGCAATCAGTTATGGTGGGTAATACCTTTGTATCCCCACGTAATTCCCCACAGGCACAGTTAGTTCCAGCACCTCACCTTCCTAATGATGGTAAGGCTGGCCCAGATGTTAGAAGCGATTCACCAATGCAGGTAAACCAAGCACGTCAAGACCAGATGGCGCGTATGCGCCCACAGTGGAGATAAAATGGCAGGTAAATTTGCAGACGGTGTTTACAATCGTCGACCATGGACAGAGGAAGCGGGCGGAGATGCCCCAGAGCAAGCGGCGTTCCCACCTCAGGAATACCTAGGGCCCTTTCAGTCTAATCAAGAACGCCTACTTAGCCAATCACTAGCCTCATTAACCATGGCTGGGGCTGAACTACAGGCGTTAGTGCGCCCACCTTTGCCACAGATTCAATTGTTCCCTAGCCGTTATGGGTATACTGATAACGAAATTGGTATTGAAGATATAGTTGACCTACCACGTGGAGCAGCCCCAACCGCTCAGCGTGTGGAGTCTGACTATAGCCAGACCCCAAATGCTACAGAGTCCACTAGCCGCAACACGTTAGGATATGGCGTATGAAGAACGACCCAGGTTTATTTACAGATAGTACTGGCGAAGGCATGGCTGGAGCCGAGGACGTTAAACTCGAAACCCAGCGGGAATTAGCCACCGTTTACAACGGTTCTAAGGCCTGTAAGGGGTGTGGAATGCTATTAAACCCCGTACAATCATTACAGAAAGACCTTTGTTCATCTTGCCATCGACGCAAGTTGACCAACTTAGTGAAAGGCCGAATGGCATGACAGTACGTAAAGCACGTTCAGAGAGCGCGTCCCTTATTGAAGGCACAACTGACGGCAAGTACCGCAAGCGCCGCCCTAACACAGAGTTAGACCCAGGCATGGGCGATGAACTCGTTGTTAAGAACCGCGCTGGTCTACACCCATACATGAACTACGGATTTATTAACAGCGAAGAGCCAGCTAAGGTTAGCCCAGCAGGCAACTAATGCACCCAAAGTCATCTCAGTTTCCAATAAGCCACGTTAAAGTTATTCCTCAAAAGGAACAACACGGCGTATCGGACAAGATGATTCTAGCAAGCCAGAAGTATTCAAATTGGGACTGGGATAAAGATAAGGATTGGTCAAAGTGAAGAAAAAGAAGACCACACATACTCCTGTTGGTAAGCCTAAGAGCCATGTCCGAGTACTTGGTCCTGGCAACACTGGTGGCACAGGCTCGATAAGAGATATAACTAATACTCCTTTGCACCGTGGTCGCGGAGAGCATGTTGCGGTTGCTTTAGTCCCAGATAAGAACAATAAGATGGGTGGAAGCCTTCCACCTCACGGAAAGCAAGTTGCAGAAGGCCGCGGAGCATCCTTTCAAGAGGCGTTCAATAACGCATCAACTGCCCGTACAGAAGGTCTAAAGAGTGGCGCATTTGCTAAGCCTAACCCAGTAGAAGAAGCATGGGCAAAGACATCACGCGAACAAGTTGCGCTAGGTAACCCAAATTACAAACCTGCCCCAGTAATCAAAATCAACAGTGGGAACTACTAATGGCAAAGCAAATACCTAACTATGCAGAAGAGACTCCATGGCCTAAAGGCGCGACCCCTCCTGATAGAGCGCACCACGCCAATCGACGCCCGACTGCAGCCGAAGAACGCGATGAGAACGCTAGCAAGTTGTACAACAAATATATGCCAGACGCAATAGAGTCTAGAGATATTCATGCAGCCGCACACGCCGCTGATTTAGCAGAACACGAAAGAGGATACTAATGAACATCCTAGGTAATATCGGCAACGCTGTTAAAGGTGTCGGCAAGTATGTAGGCGGTATTGCACGTGAAGTTCGTGACCTACCAACAGCCTATGCAACTAACGCTACTAGCGGTTACAACGGTGGAGCAGCCGTATACGGCGATAACTCCCCATTAAATAAAATGAGTAGCGCTAACTTTAGCCGTCAACTTAGTGAAGTAGGCGGGGCATTAGCAGGTAAGTCTGGCACACGTTCAGACCAGTTCAACGCTAAAACTAACACATACACAAGCCCTGCATCAGGAACAGTTTCAAGAGTAGATACTAATAAGGGTACTGTAACCCCTATTAACAGAGCGTCTGACAACTCAAGAGTATTCAAAGCTGGCCCAGTAATACAGCCATACTCACGTCAAGCCCAAGGCCCATATGCTCCAGCCCCAAAGCGACCAATTATAGAGACAATGCCGTAAGGAAGATAGTAATGAGCGATTCAAAGTCAGCAGGCGCTAGCACCGCTAGTCGTATTATTAAAACAGTAACCAGCATGCTACCTCACGTTTCAAATCCAAAACCAACCCCAATGTCTCCTCCAAACCGAGCAACTGACCCTTCACGTGTTTTTCAACCCGCTCCTTCTGGCCCTCGCCCTATACAAGGTCCAGGCCTTACCCCATCAGGACCACTTGGTTCTACAAAGATGCCGTTTGATACAAAGGCAATGCCAAAAGCACCTCAGCCTATGCCATTTGATACAAAAGCACGACCTAAAGCACCAGCACCACTTCCAGCGCCAAGAACTGCACCTGCTGCCCCAGCCCCAAAGAATTACCCACTTCCACAGCAGACTCCCCCTCAACCACAACCGCACGACATTCCGTAACCCCTGTAAAAAATTAAAGCAAAAGGGCTACTGTGAAAGCAGTAGCCCTTAATCTATGTTAGGATAACCACATGGCAGATGACTTCGAGAACGAGCGCTTCAACCTACTGGTCTGTAAGACCTGTAAGACTATTGAGGAGTTGCCGTATACAAAAACGGGCAAGTACCTCGGTGAAGGCAAATACGACCAATCAGATAACCCATTCGTTCAGATAGCCGCCGATAAGCATGGCCCAGAGCACGTAGGAGCGCCCTTAATTGACGTTCTGCAGGGTTACTGGATGACCCCTAAGGTCAAGGAGAGCGTCGTAGCGCAGTTGCGTGAGACCTTCTTCGGCAAGGGTGCAGCCCAGGGTCTAGATGTCTTTGGAACAGGGTTTTATGGCCTAAAAGACACCTATAGCCAAGATGCCATGTCCTGCTGGAAGGTGCATAACAGCCCTAAAGGCCAGTGCGCGGACTATAAGACTGACCGTAAACTCCTAAGTGCTGGCACAGAGGCCGAACGTAGGGCTGAGGGGCTCAAAAAGTCGACAATTAAGGTCCACCTATGCGATTTCTGCCCAGTCAAGATGTACAACCAGCAAAAGGCGTACACGGAGCGCGGGCTTTACAACTAAAAGGCCTGTAACGCAGGGGTATACTGTAACTACAGCCTAGGTAAAGGAACAGTCCCATGTTCATCGAAATGTCTTGCAACTGCACAGCATCATTTCAAGCAGATGTGTCGGAATCAGATACGTTGTTAATGGTGTGGGCGCAATCATTTGTTAATGCACACAACGCGTGTGGGTTTATGACTAAGCCTTTGCTACCTGATGTTGAAGAAAAGATGAAGCGTTATGACGTTATCTATCAGGAAGAGCGCGAAAAAGAACTATAATAAGTAGATGAACTTCTACGATGCCCTTATCGCACAAGCGCACCCAGTAGATGTAGAACCTTCAGAGACTTCCTACTTCAGCACCTCAACCGCAGGGTTAGACCCACGGCTATTTAGAGATGGTAAGTTCATCCCTGCCGTTCGTTCATCCATTCTGCGAATCCTTCTTGATTACCTTAAAGCCAACTACCAAAGCCCAGAAGCATGGACAACCGTCTGGCTTGCTGGCTCAGCCGTATCCTATCAATGGACAGCAGCGCGTAAACCAGCAGACCTTGACTGCCTAATCGGTATCAACTACCTAATGTTCCGTCAAGCAAACGAGAAGTACAAGGCATTCAGCGATAAGCAAATTGCAGATATGTTGAACGAAGGCTTCCGTTCCGACCTTCATCCAGTAACCGATGACTTCTTAAACGCGTACGAACTAACCTTCTACGTCAATGTTAAGAGCAATATCCTAGAGATTAAACCATACGCAGCCTACTCATTAACACAGGATGACTGGACTGTACAACCAGAGTTAAGAACACCACCGTCTAATAAATCTGCAGACCGACGTGCTGACCTTGACAAGTCTATGACTGTAGAAATCCTATCCCGTTACTCCAGAGCACTAAGTGATATTGGAGCAGCGACCACAGATACTGCACGACGTAATGCAGAATCAACGTTATTGCTTGCTATTCAGCAAGGTGCCGCACTATTTGAGGATATTCATTCTAATAGACGCAACGCTTTTAGCCCAAGTGGGTTAGGATATGCAGACCCAGCAAATTATCGCTGGCAAGCAGGTAAAGCCTCTGGTACGGTACAAGCACTAAAGAAGTTGAAGGACATACACTCACAAGGTAAGAAGTCCTTTGAAACAAAAACGTACGGGATGGAGTTACCAAGCACTGATACGTTGATACGACGTGCTATGCTCGGTGGTAAGTAATGTGTAAGAACTGTGGGGCATGCGATGCAGAGCATACATACTCTATAGATGACGCGGCTGACTGGATATATAACGATACTATATTCGGAAGGGCCCAAAAAACTTCTAAGTAGTTGGAGAAACAAGTCGTGACATTTTTAATGTTCGTAGATGGCGTATTGCGTAGCCATACAGGCTCGCCTATCTACCAAGGCCTAGGTCTGTATCGCATGCTCGTCGAGAACAACAGAGTCGTACTTCTGTGTGAAGACAAGAAGGCAGACGATGTTTGGCTCAAGCAGCATAAGATTAACAAACTTGATGACCTCATCGGGCGCGACATCCCATTTATGACTGACGACCCAACCTACAGGCAGGTCGAGTACTGCAGAGGGCAAGGCCCCGTAGAGGCGGTAATCACCTCAGACCCAGAGTTGGTCAACAAGTTACTCACCGTTGGAATTACAGCAATCGGCTTCTTCCACCCTTCCTACATCAAGGAAGAGTTCCGACCTGATAGCCGTCAAGGTATCAGGACTTGGGCATCCATTTCCGAAGAGATAGCCAACCAGCAAGACTCCATCAAAGACGACCCACGCATCCAATGAGGCTAATCTACCTAGGTGCAGAGGTTCCCTCCAACCGCACCCTCCTTGAGACCACTTCAGCCACCCACGTTGGCGTTAGTTTCTGGCGTTTGCTCAAGCGCGGTCTGCCTAAGAACAAGGATTACCTACTGGAGAGTTATTTCAGCGAGGACTTCACCATTTATGTGCACCCTGGAATCCCACAGGACGTTAACCTTACCGAACAGGAGTTAGCCGTCTTTGCCGCGGAGTATGAGGGTTTCATCGCCAATAACATCCACCGCCTCGCCACCTTTACCGAGATTAGCGGGGTTGACCCAGAGTTCGTAAATGAGCAACGCCGTACAGTCTGGAACGAAGTTCAGCCAGGCAAGTTTCAACCAGTTTGGGACCCAGAGTTAGGGCTCAAGGAGTTGAACACTATGGCAGAGGCCTATCTGGACATAGCCATACCAGGCCATGCCATTGAGGAGAACCAGCAGTTAGCGGTGGTCACCAGAACCCTCCATAGGTTACACGGAACACGCTTCCATGCGCTAGGATGTGCGAAGCCAGACAACCTACGCCAGTTAACCTTAGAGAGCGCCAGCACCCTATCGTGGCTATCGCCTATGATGCACGGCGAGACAATCGTCTGGGATGGCATGCAGATTAAGCGTTACCCCAAGCGTATGAAAGACCAAGCACGGTCTAGATACCGCAATATCTATACCAAGGCTGGGCTAGACGTAGATAAGATTTTAGAGGATGACCCACAAGAAGTGTGTCGCCTAGCGGTGTGGTCGTATATCCAGCTCGAAGGGAAGGAGAACAATATGAATCCTGATGAGGGCTTCTTATATGATAACAGCGAGGGGAGTGATGTGGAGGAAAGTGGGGAAACTACCCTTGCGCATAGTGATAACAAGGGGGGTAGCATGCGGAAACTTATGCCCCGCGAAGAGGCTGAAATGGGCAACTTACCCGTCTTTGGATACGACCTTAACACGGTAGTTGAGGACGATGGCACTATCAAAGATGTGCAGACTGTGCACTCCCAATCCGCCTCACTTAGGGCTTGCGATACCTGCTTTGTAGCCTCCAACTGCCCTGCCTATAAGCCTAGTTCGGTCTGTGCTTTTAAGTTACCTATCGAGGTTAAGACTAAAGACCAACTCAAGTCCCTCATCAACGCAGTCATCGAAATGCAGGGTCAAAGGGTCGCTTTTATGCGTTTTGCTGAAGAAATGAGCGGTGGATACGCTGACCCTAACGTTTCTCAGGAGATAGACCGCCTGTTCAAACTGATTAAAACAACCAAAGAGTTGGATGACTCACGCGAGTTTATCCGCATGACTGTGGAGCGACAAGGCTCTGCTGGTGTGCTAAGTTCCATCTTCGGAGACAAGGCAAATGTCCTCCGTGAGTTGCCAAATGGTGGTCTAAACGAGGAAGAAACCACCACGATTATCCAACAATCGATAGAAGGACAGTGATTACTCTTATCATATAAGAGGCTCATAGCAGAGTATGAAACATAGTACTCTGTGAACTCAGTAAATCTAGCAAGTAGAATATAAATCCATCACACAGAAGCGGGGTAAAAATGTCGTTGTCGTTCCATCTAGCCGAAGACTTTGTCGCAGGTTACAGGGATAAGAAAGTACCTTGGGGGTACGTAGATGCTGGCGGTAACGCCGTAGGGGAGATTACCTTCCTTCGCACCTACTCCCGACTCAAGGAAGATGGGACTAAGGAAACTTGGGTTGAGGTCTGCGAGCGCGTAATCAACGGGATGTACTCCCTGCAGAAAGACCACGCTAAGGCTAATCGACTTCCTTGGAATGACGCTAAGGCTCAGTCCTCTGCGAAGGAAGCCTTCCAACGCCTCTTTGAACTCAAGTGGACTCCGCCAGGCAGAGGTCTGTGGGTTATGGGAACACCCCTAGTTAATGAGCAACGGAACTCCGCTGCATTACAGAACTGTTCGTTTGTATCCACCTCTTCTATGACGAAGATTGACCCAGCCAAGCCGTTTGCTTTCCTTATGGAAGCATCGATGCTAGGCGTAGGCGTTGGCTTTGACGATAAGGGTGCGGACAAGGACTTCACCATCTACGGATGTGAACAAGGAGAATCATATGTCATCCCTGACACCAGAGAAGGCTGGGTTGAATCAACCTCTGCCCTCATCAATAGTTACCTTAAGCCAGATACGAAGTGCCCTGTCTTTGACTACAGTCAAATCAGACCCGAAGGCGCTCCGATTAAAACCTTTGGAGGAACAGCCGCAGG